CAGTAGGCGAATTATTTTACTTTTAAAGCCTCATCACTTTCATTTAGATAATTATCAATGTTCTCACTGAACTTGATAATTGAGTCATAAGCATCACTATCATCAGTAAGAAGTTCTTTGGCATTTTTCTGTGAGTATGTATGCTCTTTGCCAGTTACTTCTTTGAACTTTTTCCATCCTACTAAGATGGTCTGAGATACGCATTCAATCATAAGCTCATTTGATTGGTCTTCACTCATTCGACCACTATCAAATTCTTCTTTAAAAGGCTTCATCAACTCACGGAATAACTTTTTAAATTTAGTATTTCCAGAGCGGGCAACAATTAATACATTACCTCTATAAATAAATTCAGAACCTTCTGTTTCTGTGTTTCCATTAATTGGCGTTAATTTCATTTTAATATTCCTGTGTTAAATATTTGCCTGTGGTGATTAATAATAAGAAGCAAGACCCCAAACACAGGCATAAGAGGTCTTGCTAATCTAAGGTGACGAATCACCAAAGCAGGTTGTGATTAAACATCTATTCGAGATAGTTTAATCATGTAGTCATTTACAGAATCACGTAATGCCTTGAATGAACCAGACTGCATTAAGAATGAGTCTTTTCCAGAGATAGGTGTATCAAGTGATTCAAACTTACATTTAGGCATATCAATACCGATAACATTACCATTACCATCTTTAAGAATGATAGTAACACTGAATGATTCAGCGGCTACAAACTTGTTGTATAAATCAAGATTTGCGAAATAAACTTCTGTATTACCAGTAACCATCAAACTATAAGCTGAAAGGTCACAAGCACCTAGAGTACCAATTGCTTTCGCTGCATTGATTTGATTATCAATAGTTAAATCAAGACTTGCAAAAGAACAAGTACCTAAAGTGACGCCACCAATTCGGATAACACCAATGCTACTTACAGCATTAAGAATTGAATAAGCAGGTACAGGAACATCAGCAGTTTCACCAGTTAATACAGCAGTTCGTGTTTCTTCTGTCAAACCAACAATACCAAAAGCACCATTAAGGATTGAACCAGTTGCAAACTTCAAGTTCATTGAATTGATTGCACAACCACGATAGTACCAGTAATAAGGAGTTCCAGCATTATCTGCTTTCTTGCGAATTGTATAACCTTCAATTGGGCTAGAACCATTTTGCTTGATGTAAGTTGCTGTTACAACCAAATCAATCAAGGCTGTTGTAGCACCGGTTGCTGGGAATACAGTTACTTCATTTGTGCCACTTGCGATACAAGTGTATTCACCATCAATAGTTGGGTCTGCAATTGATGTCAAGCGGAACACATCACCTATAAAGACAATCGATTCGATACCAGCTTTACCAATGATTGTATTATCAACAGTACCATCATTTGTAACTGCTGTTTCACTTAAAACGCGAGCCGCTGCAGCTTCCATTAAAACAGAATCCATAAAATCTTCATATGGAGCATAAGATAATTCAAAGTTAATATCACCTGCAATATCACCGTCAACAACAATCAAATCATCTGTCTGACGATCTTCACGGATAACATCAGATACAGCAGTTGAAATGTTATTTGCTGGGCTACCACCAGTTGTTGGTAATAAAGTAAATGTAGGGGTCGCATCAGTTTCCCCTAACACAGTTTCTTTGTCATAAGCTAGGCTCGTTAAATTGCTACTTGCTACCATGATTTTTCTCCTAAGTTAAGGGTGAAATTAAGTTCAAAAAGCATGGTAACGTTTTGAACAGTTTTATTATTCTTCATCTGATATATAAGGTATATCAACAATGAGGCCAAACCAACCATCATCCAATACATCATTTTTTCTAGTCATTGAAGCTTTCGTTAATAAATTATTTTGGTTTAAATTATCCATAATTCCACGAATTTGGTCAGCATAAGCATATGCCTTTGTGCTTCCTATGTTTTGTTTTGTATAAATCTTTACAGCCAATACGCCTTCATGTCTAATTCTTTTTGTTATTGCTGAACCTATACAAACGTTAACAGATGTATAGTTAATAAACAGAATTGATATAAAAGCATCCAAACCCTTATCGTCAAATTTCATATTATCAAATTTAACAGGTGTTGTAGAACCCCACCCGTTAATAAGTGCAACCTCTAACAATTCTCTTGTTTTATCTAAACTAGGCATTCTTAGTCATCGCCATTGCTGCTTGTATAAAGTTCTGATTGTGTTCATTACCACTTTCACCATTGTTTACATGAACAATATAAGGGCTATTGTTATATATAGTGAACACTTTCCAATTTCTTATATATTTATCGAAATCTGGTGTTGGTCTTTCTATAACATCTTTCCCAGTATTTTCTATAAGCTGTGTGCCAATTTTACTACCGGGTTTTGCATTCCAGTTAGCTTTTAATGTTCCAGTAGCTTCTGGTGTAGTTTCCATCAAGTTTTCAAAAAGTTGTCTAGCAGTATCACGTCTAAAATCATCAAAGACATTTATCATGATATCGCCAACTTCTTCTAAACTACTAGCTCTAAAAGCCATTATACTTTCCTACATTTCAATCTGTGAGTTGCACCAACAGCATCAATCTTAATTTTTCCTATTTCATAATCAGTATTTCTAACATTAGCTTTCATACCGGGTTTAAATTCTGGTACAGTCTTATCTCTATCCAAAACAAGAACATTAACAAAATCTGTAGATGTATCTTGGCCATCTTTATTTTCTTCGTGGTCACCAATAACTATGCAATCCATTATATATATATTAGGTAGAGCACCTACAGCAGCATCATCAACGCCAGCAGTTGGGTCATATGATGTACTTGAAACCTCTTCCGTGATAACAAGAGTTGTAACTGCATCAGAAAGGTCATCGAGCATTGCTTCTTTTAGGTCATCTTGTATATCTTGATATATCCCCATGTTAGACCCTTACCAGACTTCCTGAGCTATGATTACAGACTGTTTTAAGGATAGCTTTAACCTTGCTCAATGAATTTGGTCTATCTGCTCTAGCATAGCCATAATCCTTCTCGGTTAGGACGCCATCTGCATCTACTTTTTTAGATTTAATATTCTTTTTATTATCAAAGAATAAATCACCTTGAATGAAATAGTCATATGCAAGCAAAGAATTCGCAAATTTTACTTCTTCTGATATATTGTCATAATCCACAACACAATCAAAATTCAGGTCAATATAGTATCTTGCAGATAACAATGCATCATTTTTAATTGTGCTGTCTAAATCTAACCAATCTTCATGAAGCTCAAGAAATGCATCGGCCTCTGAATCTGTTGCATATGCTTGTGTAGGGGTTGCTGTAGCCATTATAAATTCTCATGTACTTTAAATTTATCAATGTCAGTTGACCAAGTACCTGACGGTAAAATAACCCTTCCTTGAATCTTCCAGTTACCTTTTATATCTAGATCGCTTGCAGTTGTAGTTTTATATTGCATCTTGCCATCCAAACCATCACCTGATAAAACTGCTGTATTTACAACTTTGGTTTTATCAGGCTTAACGAAAATTATTTCCATTGTTGTTGCATTATCTATAGGGACAACAACCAAATCATCCATCAATGTGACTTCAAATATCGTACCAATATCACCTATATGTATCTCTTCTGCCGCCATTATAATTCTCTTATATGTCTAGTTTAGGTTCAAATCTTTCGGCACTTTCTTATTTATGTACATTGATTTTGCTTCTATTCTACTGATATTTAATGTTTTGTCAACAGATAATTGACTATATAGCGTAAATTTAATAATCTCGTCATAGTATCCTGCTGTTAGATATAGCATTGAACTATCGATAATTGAGTTTACTGTTATGTCACCAATGATGCTAGCTTTAAGGTCAAAATTCATTGTAGAATCAACTATAGGCGAAATAGTAATGTCACCTATAATTGAATTTATTCCAGTAAAATTAGTTGCTGCATCTATGATATTGGATACAGTTATATCACCGAAAATACTATTGTTACTATTAAATGATAAAGCTGCAACTATATTCTGGTCTACAGTTACATCACCAATTATGGAATTTCCAAATGATGTCGACATTCCAGATGCAATGATTTGATTGACTGTAATATTTCCATCAATTGCTGCATTCAATGTATAATCTAATGATGCTGCAACTATTGCATCAACAGTTACATTACCATTTATGCTTAAACCACTAGAGAAGTTTAATCCAGCATTAACTATATTATCAACTGTAACATCACCAGAAATACTTGCATTTTGAACATAAACAGTTGACGCATCAATTATTTGATTTATGGTTGTATCACCAGAAATACTTGCATTTTGTGTAAAATCTAAACTTGCTGCTATTGTTTGATTTGCATTCGTATTTCCAACCAAACTCAAATTTTGATTAAAACTTATTGTTGCTGATACTATTTGTTCTACAGTTGTATTGCCAATAATGCTTGCATTTCGTGTGAAGTCCATTGCAGAAGCAATAGTTTGGTTAATTGTTACACTACCAGTTATTGAGTTGCCACCAATTGACTCAACTAAACTTATGTATTGTTTTCTTGTAGATAATTGGTAAGGATTTCTTGTTATCTCTTTAGCGTAACTTAATGGGAGTAGTTTATTGAATACGTGTATATATTTAATAGTGCCTCTTAATGCACTTGTACCACTTTCATCATAATAAGTACCTAACCGAGTGTTTATTTCTTCAATGCTATGACTAGGTGCTACAGATTGGGTGTTATAAGAACTCTCAGTGTCATCAATATGAACTTCTACTAAAGAACCACCCTTCCATCGAACAATAACTTCATGCTATTCATTATCACCAAAATAATTGG